GAGTCGGCGCACAGCACCTGCAGCAGCCGGCCGGGCTCGAGGCGGGTCGCGCCGCTGCTCATGCCGGTCCACAGCTGGTATGGCAGGCTCGACAGGTCGACGCGGCGGTCGATCGAGTTCTCGGTGTCCTTCCAGATGCCGAGATAGATACCCGATTTCACCCAGGCGATGTTCTGGCGGGTGCTGCTGGTGGAAGTCAAGCGCTCCGAGTAAACGATGTCCCAGCCCATGAACCGGGTCACCTTGCCCTCTATCAGCGTCGGCCGATCGGCGCCGGTGAAGTCAGTCGAAACGACCTGCACCTGGTTCAAAAGATCGCTCTCGCCCTGGCTGTTGGTGATCCAGGTCAGCGGCTCGTCGTCTACCTGTACCTGCAACTTGCGCATCGCGCGCTTGGCCTCGATCATTTTCGAGACAGTCAAGCCGGAAGCCGTCGAAGAACCGAAGTTGGCGGGCACCTGGAATCCCGCTGACGTGACCGTGCTGCCGGTGTTGAACACCTCGGCCGAGAGGCCGCCCGCGTCCGCGCCGATCTGCGCTGTCGAGAATGCCGCGCCGATCAAGCGGTCGTCCCATTCGCGGGCGACGGCGGCGGCGGCCACCGCGACATACTGCGACTGCGGGTCCATCAGCAGCTTGAGCTGGTCGAAGCGGTCGATGAGCTGCTGGGCTTCCTTGTCCACGGGGAATACCCACCGGCGCAAGAAATCCGCATCCTGGCGCTCCAGCGGCGTGAAGCGGCCGGCCGGGGCCTTCATCTGGATGCTGCCGATATACTGGATCGGCGACGCCTGCTTGCCGTAGTGGTTGCCCTCCATGCAACGCCCGCGCAGCTTGGACATTGTCTGCTGCAGCTTGAGGTTCAGGAGGGTCGAAAACTGCGTCACATAGAGCTTGAACAGGTTCTCAGACATGGCTCGCCTGCGGATAAGGTTGTCCGATCTCTCGGGCCTTGTCCTCGCGGGGGGCCGTTCAGTCTGGTATTTGATCGGTCTTGCCGGCCGGGCCGGGACCCCTGCTCACCCCTCGGCCTTGCCGTTGCCGGGACCGTACGCGGGGCTTATTCATGGGCTGGAGGGTGGCGCGGGACTTTTTTTCCGGCAACGCACCGGTTAGGATTTTTTCCTGACAAGCCGCGCCATGCCGGTTTTCTGGCCGGTGTCGTATCGGCCATCCTGCGGCTGCGCACTGGCGGGGCCGTTGCCCTTCTCGCCCTTGGCGCGCTCGAACAGGTCGCAGCCCATCACCTCGCCGATGACGCCTTCGACGAGCTTGCACTTGCCAGTCTCGGTGCCCTCGTTCTCGTCGATGAAATACTCGCAGGCGCCGCAGTGCGTACCGCCGAGGCGGTAGTTTGCCTCCTGCTGGGATCGCTTGGCGGCCATCACTTCTTCCTTACATGCTTGGCGAGCTTCCCGATTTTGCGGCCCTTGTCGGCAGCCATGTAATCATTGGCGGCAGACATCGGCATCGGCGTCTTGCCGTGGGCACGAAGTTTCGCCCGGCCGGCGGCGGTGCGGGACATCGCGGCAAATCCGTGCTGCGCTTGCGATTCGCTGGGCATGTCCCGCTCCTTCCGTCAGTCGTGGGTGTGGTGCTTATGGGCAACCACATGACCATCATGATGCCGGATGACGTGATGATGGCTGATCTCGTGGCCGGCCTTCTCAAGCTCGGCAACGTAGCGCGCCGTAATCGCCGCTACACCGTTCGCGTCATCATGGCCGACGTCTTCAGCGTGCTCAACATGGGTATGGATGGAATGGGACATAGTCCTTCTCCTCTTCATTGCCGCAGATACCGCCGCGGCTCGGTCGTCATCTCGTCTGCGCTACGAAAAAATTCTCGTGGCAGAAATAGCAACTCACATAGGTTTTCACCTTCGTCCACAGGAACCCGCGGCGCTCGGCCCAGCGGCGATAGCGCTCGAATATCCCCGGGTGCTTGGGATCGAGATCGGTTGCCGCCTGGGCGACGAGCTTTCCGCCTGGGCGCAGCCACGCGGCGATGCGGTCAAGCTGGCATTCGAGATCGGGCGAACCGTTGAACACGTCGTCGATCGCCAGCAGAACCACGTCATATTCGTGTTGCGGCTCGAACTCCTCCAGGCCCTTTTCGTGCAGGTTCACCTTGCTCCAGTCGGCGCCGAAGTATTTCGCACCCGCCTCGATGATGTCGTGGTCACGCTCGATGACATCGATGATCCTCGCGCCGGTGCGTATCCGCGTAAACCCGCCGTCGCCGTCGCCGATGATCAGCACCTGCGGGCACAGGTCGGGCACACTGATGAAATGCCGGGCCGCCTTCCACATGGCGGTGTGGTAGTCGGTGAAATCCGCCTCGCTGATCTGGATCTCGCCGTCGATGAACATCATGTTGCCGAACAGCGGGTTGTAGACAATCCTCAAATCACAGAACGGCGTCTGCTTGCGCTCCAGCACCTGCACCCGTAAGCCGACGTAAAAATATGGCGAGTCGCAATAGTCGTGCGCCTCGATGATCGGCAGGCCGGGAAGCCAGGGCTTCATTTCTTCGGCCACGGTCCTGCATCCCGATAGAGCCACAGGCAACCCATTTCCTTCGGCGCGAAATGGCGTTTCGTCAGATCAATCGCGATTTGCGGCTTGAATTCCTTACAGCTGAATATGTCGATATAGGCCGCCCATTCGTCATCATCGCTGTGGAACGTGATCGACGACGTCGTGATGATCTGGACGCCTGACGTGCCGCGCCCTTCGTCTCCCTCGCCGGTGAACTGGTGCACGACCGGCTCGCCGACGGCTATCATGTTGAGCGCCTGCACCATCTCCCTCAGATAGGCGGTGACCATCGGCGGGTCGTCCACCATCTCGTTGCACTCGCTGCAATCGAGGATCAGGTGATAGCCCCAGTGGTCCCCATCGGGGCGAGCCGGTCTTATCCCACCCTTGTCGTCCAGCTCGTACGGCTTCAAATCGCCGTCGCCGCGCGAGCGCACAGCCTTCGCCGCCCGGCCATACCGCGCATCCGGGCGCATCAGGTCAGCGGCGGCGGATGGCTGCTTCATTGGCGTCGATCAAGCTCCACATGAGCGAGATGCTTGTGGGCGCGCTGATAACGCTCCACCGCCGCCTGATCGAGCATATGCACAGGCTGCAGGCCGCCCTTGCAGGGATGGGCGCACACCGGCTTGCCGCTGATGACGCAGCGGTCCGCGGTGCAGTCGATAGGGCAGTCGCTCTTGGTGATGCCGAGGAATTCGGCCGGCACCGCCTGCCTTGACTCCTGTGGTTGGGCGGCCGCGGCGGCAGCCTGCGGCTTCTGTTTCTTGCCCTTGGCGGCGCGGGCCTTTGCCAAACTGTCGATGCGCAACTGGCGCAGTTCTTCGGGCGTCTTCTTCGTCATGCCGCGACTCCTGAAATCTGCTCCATGAGCGCATCGAACTCGCGGCGCGTCGTCGCGTCGCCCGCCATCAGGCGGCTCACCCATGCCGCGTCTTTCTGAAGCTCGTCCATGCGCGCCTGCGCGCCCTGCTGTGTCGTCGGGTTGCCCGGCGGGCCGCCGCCGAGGAAGGTGTCTTCGGACGTCCCGTGACCCACCTTGCGGAACATCTCCATCACCTTGTCGTAGCCCAGCGCGTTTTCGAGCGTTTGCACGGTCTCGGCATCGACACCCAGCCGGCGGGCCCCCTGCTTGGCGGCCAGCATGTTCTCGTCGGCCTTTGGCCCCCAGGACTTCGCCAGCGTGGCCTTCTGCTCGTCGAGTTTCGTGGTGTGCACCGTCTTTTCCGATGCGTCGGCATCGTCCAGATACTTGATGACGGCCTTGACGATTTCCGGGGCGGCTTCCTTGCTGACGTGCGCCTTGTGCAGCGCGCCGCGCATGGTGTCGGTGAAGCCTGCCTCCAGTTCAGTTCCGTCGCCGAACTTGATGCCGGCGAAGTCATAGCCGGCGGCGTCCTTCGGGGCGCCGAGCCGCTGGTGAATGGCATCCCAGCCGGCGGCATCGGCGACGTCCTTCGGCAGCCGCAGCAGCCGGTCGGCCGGCACGCCGAGATGGCTTTCGAGGTGGGCGTACTGCTCCCACATCTTGGTCGCCATGGCCTTCGGGTCGGCAAGGTCATAGCCCTTGTTCTGCCACGCCGTGATCACGCCGGCATCGACGCCCTGATGCCACGGCTGGCCGCCAGCGGGGGGCGGGGTTGCTCCGTCAGTCATTCGTCTCTCCGATCTTGAGCTTTCCGCCCGGCACGTAGATGCCGACGAGCTGCTCGATGGTGAGGCCCAGGTGCATGCAGATGTGCCGGAACACCTGCTGGCACCCGAGGCGCATCATGGTTTCGTTGGTGTCGCCCGGCGCGTAGGCGCTCTCGTTCATCGTGTTAATCCGGCAGAACTGCGCCAGGTCCTCCATCACACGCTGGCCGGCCGGCGAGCCGAAACACTGCCGGTAATCGCCCTTGCGGGCCTCGATGATGCCGCGTGCCTTGCTGGCGCTCATGCCGGCACCTGCTGTTGTGGCGCGCCCGGCTGCGGCGGGCCGCCGGGCTGCTGCTGCTGCTGCATCTCAGGCCCGGCCACCTTGGCGATCTTGGCGCGGGCGTTCATCATGGCAGCCTGGCCGGGCATGGCCTCGATCTGCTGCTTCTGCTGTGCGGCCTGCGCGCGCTGCTTGCGCTTGTCGTTGACGGCCTTGTCGTCGAGCGTCCATTCCTCGGGGACATCGTTGATGCCCATGATGGCCGGCGCGGCGACGTCCCAGTTGATGTAGTCGAGCGGCGACGGGTCGCCGGTGATGGCGATCGTCTCGCGCACGCTATCGACGTAGCGGAACAGGCCGGCTGCCTCGCCGGCGCGGGCCGCCTTGGAAAGCGGCGAGGTGTCCGTCACCTTGTAATTGCCGCGCGCCTCCCGCAGCCGAGGCGGCATCGGCTCCAGCATGCCCAGCCCGGACAACAGGTCCAGTTCGCGTTCCACTATGCCGCCGACATACTCGGTGTGCTGCCGCCCGAGCGTCGGGGCCACAAGCATGCCTTTTTCATTCACCAACTCGATGACCTGGGTGGCTGTCATGTTCGGGTTTTCGGACAGCACCTTGAACAGGCTCACCAGGAACGTGTCTTCGATCAGCGAGCGTTCCTCGCCCATCATCTTTTCGGATATCTGGATATCGCCGGCCTCGAGCACCTGGATGAGCCGCTTGCCGTCCGCCGTCACGCCGCCCTTGTTGAGCGCGCCGGGCCGCAGCGAGAAATCCGTAATGCCATCATCGGCGGTGAGCAGCACCGGATCGGCGGCGCGGTGGCCCTGCTTGAGGAACATCTTCTTTTCGGCGTTCAGCGTCTTGAGCGCAGGCAGCACAATCTGCGCAGGGCCGCGGCCGTAGCACTCGTTCGGCGTCTGGTCATAGCGGCTGACGGCGAACGGGAACACCCGGAAGCCGCGTTCCGGCTGCATCAGGCACTGGCCCTCGATCGACACGTAATGAGAGGAGAACGGCAGCCCCTTGGCGTCGAGGCGCTGCGGGTCATAGTCGCGCCGCGGCCGCACCACGTGCAGGAACTGATAGGGCCACTGGGAGTCCTGCTTGAGCGGCGCAAGCAGGTTGGCCGGCAGCGCCTTGAGGCCCCATTTCTGCGCGGCCTGATAGGCGGTGAGACGGAACCACCGGATCATGCGATCCACCTTGCCCTGGTGGTTCTCGCCGTAGAACGTCTCGCCGAGCGGCACCGCCCGGTAGCGCAGCCCGCGCTGGCCGCCATGCCACCGGCCGTCGTAGGCGTCGACGTACATGGTCGCGTTGCCGAATGCGCCGAGGCTCTGCCAGTTGTTGTAGTTCTGCGCGGCGAAATTGGCATGCGCAGCGTAGCGGCAGCGGAATAGCGTGCGGCGGGTCGACTCGAACCATAGCCGGCACTTCCTGTCCTTCATCACGTAATCAATGTCGCTGGCGAGGCCATGCCAGAACATGTTGCGCGGCGTGACAAGGCTGTCGGCAATGGCGCAGAAGCGGTGCAGGGCGAGCGCGCCGGAAGCGTCGATCTGCTGGTCGGTCTTCTTCTGTCCCGGCCAGTTGAAGTTGCCGTAATAAAACGTATTGCGGCTCGTCGGCAGGATCAGCTGGGCTGATTCCTCCCACTGCATCGCAAATTGGTTTCTCCAAACCTGGAACTGCGAGAACTCCTGCAGGATGTCGCGCACGAGATCGGCTTCGGCCTGCGTGATCTGCCGGGCATTGAAGTTCTCAAGCTTGGTTTCGTCGTAGGACACTACCGCTTATTCCACGGCTTGAAATCCAACAGATCGGCGGGATTGAGTTCGCTCCAATCGCCCTCAAAGCAATACGCGCGATCGTCGATCGTGAGGAATGCCGCCGGCTTCTCGGCCGCGAAAGTGATCGGATAGGACCAATCGCCGTCAGAGCGCACGAGGTCAGCGCGGATTTCACACATCGGATGGCCTTCGCCGAATTCAGCAACGGCGTGCTTTATCATCCACTCCAGCATTGCCTTGCGGCCCTCCTCGCTCTTTGAGCGCGAGGAATAAATCTGCACGTCGAACCACTCTGCCGCCTTCCACAGCCATCGCAATGCGCCGGGAACGGGCGGGTCAGAGACAATGGCTTCGCCAGACCACGGGCTGGTGTAGGAGTGAACAACGCCGTCAAAGTCAACACAGAGAATGGGTTTCTTGCGAGTCATCAGTGCACCGTCAGTCGTTTCGCGTCGGGGTCGGCCGGGTCCATGGTCGGGTCAAGCCGGCGGTCGGCGACGATCCATTCTCGCGCGGCGGTGAACAGCTTGAGGCGATCGGTGTCGTTGAGCCGGCAGCGATCGGCGAGGCGGCGAAACGCGGCTTCCATGTCGCGCGTGCAGCGGAACAGGATGTGATCCCTGGCGGGCGCTGCATTGTCGGCTAGCACCGCGTCGGCGACGATGCGGCCTGACTTGTCGATCTTGGCAGCGCTGCAGAGGAACGGCGCACCGATCGAGTAGAAGTCAGGGAAGGCGGCTTTCAGCAGGATCGACAGCGCGCCGGCATCGAGGCCGTGGGCAAAGACGGATAGCACGACGCCGCCGAGCTTGCCCTTGGGAGACAGGATGCCGAGACCTGCCATGGCGCACGTCTCGCGCAGCACCCTGGCCTGCCAGCTTTCCTGCAGTTCCTGCGCAGGGCTGCGGATGAGGGTGGTGGCGTCAGAAGGAGCGGCCACCGTATCCTC